AAAACCCCGCACCGGAATGTGCTAATGAGCCATTTTCCTTAATAGTTTAAATGTCAAGAATTCAAGCATAGGTTTATCTGCTTTTTCTTGATTATAAGTTGGGTATAAGCTCGTTATCTTCCTTGCTCTCGCCTGCTCTCTAAGGACTTCACTATCTTTAAGAGCTACAAACTCTCGAACATTAGCATTTGAGAACCAGATAAAAGGAATCCAAAAGGATTCAAAGAGAGGATGTTGAATCATGTTCTCACTCCTCATAATAACCTGCTGTGCAAAAGTATATTTATTATAAATATTTACTTTCTTACCATCTTCTTCCATCTTCTCATGATGGAATGTTTCAGGCCAGGAATTCATCTCAGCACAACGACTCATCCTGTAAACCAAAGCCCATTTGGTCTTCTTATCATAACCGAACCAGTCTTTAAATGCTCTACGTTGACAGAAATCAAAGATATCCCTAGAGAATAAGTTCTTATCTTTGTTTCCAGGTGTTCCGGCATAGTCATATTCTTTAATGACAATATCTAACCATGCATCGGCTTGCTTAACAGTCCAAGATTCACTGTCAGCAAACTCAACTATTTGATCATCACCAATACCCATTGCGTGGCGTATCTTAACATGGTATTTCAAAACCATGTAAGTCCAGAAGATTAAGTTCCAGATGGTTTCTAAGAAATTGGTCCATTCAGACCCAGAGACTAGAGCGTGGTCTTGATCAATATAGCCAAGATTTGTTAATATTGGTTGCGTAAACACGTAATCAATTATCTCTTCTAATTCATCCCAGTACTTGCGTTTAAAGTAATGCTTGATGACGTCAAAACACGCTTTCCCGTGATGTTTATTGAAATGCTGATCCATCTTATCATAGTCAGCACTAAGTTTCCACGTACGATCATCAAAACTAGAAGCAATAGATTGTACGTGATCGAATCCTTCCCAAGGAGCAAAGTATTCGATACCTTTACTACGAATGTACTCTTGTAAAGGTTGTTGGAATCGTTGTCCATTTACCACAACTGCCATAGCAGTCATGAAAATGTTTCTGGCATTAATACCAGTTTTACCAGGTGTTGCTCTTGTGCCAGGAGTATTAGGAAATTTTGAGCGAATACAAGATGAGGAGTCCTTCTTCGCTTGAGCAATTGCGACTGGATTTTTCTTCCTAATGTACAACTGATAAGCTGAATTTGTATTGTACTTGTCCCCAGCTAAACCTGTCTTAACGACGGAATCAACAGAAATTGGAGTTCCAGTTTCATTAAACCCGAGTAGTTTAATTACTTCATGTTGAGCCTTCTTAAAGATTGGATCTTTCACTATCTCAGGAGAAGAGATATGTGTGAAGTACTCATCAAAACCATCTAACCTATCGGCTAGAGGCGCGGCTTCTCCCTGCGGTCCCCACTTAGTCATAAAGGCTAAGTCCCATTCAGACAATTCTTTCAGGTCCTTCATGCTCTTCAACGCATGTTCAACCTGATGTTTAATCCATTCAGGACTCTTGTGTTCATAGAACCAAGATCTTGGTGTCGATGGTCGACCATGAGCTAAATTGCTTAGCGCCTGTCGACAACCCAATGTGTTATCGTACACATGTTGTACGTCTTCAGGAAACTGAAGAAATTTTACTTTCATAATTTTCCTCCTTTCTGAAATTATTGAAAGAATTTTAACTTTGTAATCTTAATTTTCAT